TTGCGGCGGCGGGGATCGAACCCGCGACCTTCGGGTTATGAGCCCGACGAGCTACCGCTGCTCCACGCCGCTGTATCACTCAAATTATAGCACACGCGTCTTCTATCAGGCAATACGACGCCCTTCCTGCTCCTCTTCGGCCTGTTTTATCCAGCCATCGAGGATACGCAATGCGCCGGAGAGGAGGCGCCGCAGGTTTTTCAGGGTTGTCAGATCGATGTACATCATTCCATCTTGTTGAGCGCCGCCAGCACCCGCTGTGCCGAGATGCGCTCCCGCACGGCCCGAACCAGGCAACCGTACTGGATGCGCTGCACGCGGTCTTTGTCGGGCGTGCGCTCGGCCTCAACATAGGCCGCCAGTAACGCGTCATCGTCCATTGCGGCGATGAGGCTGTCGGTGTGCCGCTTGAGTACCTCGCTCTGTTTCGCCGCAGCGGCGCCGCGTTCGATCAGGTCATCCATCCCTACACCCCCAACTCACTCAGCGGTCGCACGGCAACCGACTTGCCCCACGTCTCATCCTCAACGACCTTCGCCATGTCCTCCCAGGCAAAAAACCCGCGCACCAGGCCGTCGTAGCGGCGCCTGCTCTGCAACTGCTCGCGCTGCTGCTGCTCCGGCTGCGCCCGAAACCACTCCTGCATACTCTGCCGTGCAGGCAGACCAGACAACTCAGGGATGAGCGTCATTCGGCCATTCGGATGGTCATACGGTCGCTGCTCCATCGGGTAGCGCGTGCCATCCAGGGCGAGGCAGCCCGGACACGTGCGCCGATCCTTCGCCTCGATCCTGATCCATTGTTCCACACCCGCCGCCGCATACTGCTGCCTGCTCGCCTCGCGGTACACGCGCAGCGTCTCCGTGCGGGCTATCGTCTGCACTCGCGTCAGGCTCGCGCCAGTCCCGCGCATCATTCTCGCCGCTATTTCCCGCGGCCCCAGGCCCGCGCCGAGGCCGTTGATCAACTCCTGCGCCAACCGATCCACGGCGTCCGGCCAGCTCGCGGCGAGCAACTCCTGCAACGGCGTCCCGTCTCCGGCCAGGCCGATGGCGACATTCAGCGCCTCGACCGGCAGCCGGTTGAACGCGGTCATCGCGGCCACATCAAAATACTGCGCCGCATCGAACAGGCCGAGCTGCGCATATTGCTGCTGCCGCTCTGTCAGGTATGGCGCCGTCCTTTCGCCATACAGCGCAATCTGCTCGCGCACCTGTTGCAGCAGCGTCTGGTAGCGCTCCAGTTGTGCGATCTGCCCCGGATTGGTGCCACGCAGCCCGCGCTGCTGTATCTCCTGCGCCAGTAGTTGCATCTGCGGCTCAAGCGACGCCTCCAGCGCTCGCCAGCGCCGCACCATCTCCGCCAGCGTGGCCTGGTCGCGCTCTTGCAGCGCCTCCTGGTGGCGCTCGATGATGCGGTCAAGTTCGCTCATTCTCGCCCTCGTTCGGAGTGCCCCGGTCAAACCGCAGCATCGCCTCACCCAGGCTCATGCGCGCCTGCTGCCGCTGCTGCTCCTGCTCCTGCTCAATCTGCTGCTCTTCGGCGTCCGGGTCGTCGATGCCCAGGCGCGCCATTGCTGTGCGATGGCTCATCAGCCGAGACCCGACCACTTCAACCAGCGCCTTCATCTCTTCGGCACTAATCGGCCCCACATCAATCCGGCAGGTCACGCTGGCCCGCAGCTCGTCGTAGCGCCCCGACTGCCCCGCGAAGTGTGCCGCCAGCGCCAGCGTCGTCTCCAGCAGCCAGCGCACCGCCCGCTCCACCGCCTCCGCCGTGTCCATCAGGCTCATCGCAAAATCAAAAACCGCCTGCCGCCGACTTTCGCCCGATGGCGTCGCATCGCCCGCAATCAGCGCGTGCACCTGGTGCGCCTCTTCGAGGATGCTGCGGTAGGCGCTGAGCGCCGTCGCCTCAAACGTATCCACCGGCACTGGATCGCGGTACACCACATCCGGGTTCGCATACCCGGTTGTGTTGCCCTCCGCGTCCACAATCGGCACCCCGGCGAGGAAATTGGTCGTCCCTGCCCCAATTCTGAACGCGCCCGGCACAAACGTCTCTCTGCCCGTCTGCTCATCCAGCTCCCAGCGCCCCGGAAGCTGAGCGTTGAGCAGCACGCGCTCCAGGAATCCGCCGACGACCACATTCCGTGCTTCCATGCTCTTCGCCAGGTTGAGCAACTTCTGCTGCTGGCGCACTTGCTCGCCGATGAGCGCCTCGCGCCGCATCTCATAAATCTGCAGCGCCTCATCCAGCGGCATCCGCGTCTCTGTGGCGCTGTCATTGCTGACAATCCGCAGCACCGTCTCCTCGCCATCCAGATAGCTCAACTCGGCCATCGTGGTGCTGCTCGCTTCATCCTCATACACATACACGCCACAATCCTGCATCGTGCGCCGATCAGTAAAAACCGTCGCCTCCGCCGGCTTGAGCGCCTCGGCATAGACATACCAGATCGCCTCGTCGAGCTCCGCCTGCGGGATCTCCCCCTGCTCGTTCAACTCGCCCGCCGGCACAAACAGCCGCAGCGGCACCCGGCCCGCCAGCAGCAGATCGACCACCGCATCCTTCACCACGTTGTGCGTCCCGCGCCAGTCCCACCACTGCCGCAGCAGCGCCTCGCCCTCGGCAATCAACGCCTGCTCCTGCTCGGAGGGCCCCTCGCCCTCCGCCAGCGCTCGCCGCACGCCCAGCGTCCACTGCGGCGTGTGGCCCACGGCGCCGTTCAGGTGCCGCTGCACCACCTCCCTGACCTTGTTCTCCCCCACGAATCCACGCTCAATGTCCAGCCGAACCTGCGCCGCATTCGCCTCGCTCGGGTCAGGCAGCGGCCCGATCCACCCCGCGCCGCCCTGCCAGTGGTCGCCGTCATAAAACAGGCGGTTCTTCTCCTCGCCCGGCTGCACCGCAGCCCCCACCCGCTCCTGCGCCTTCGCAATAGTCAGATTATCAAACGGCGTTGCCATCAGTACGTCACCACCCCACCGCTCGGCGCCCGCCGCCGTGCCGCCGGGTCGGGCCGGGACGTCAGCCGCAGCAGTGCCTGCGACATCGCGTCGACCTGATCGTCATACCGACCGTTCGGGAACGCGGCGCACTCCTCAACAAAATCGTCGGCCCAGGCTGGCCCCTGCGGCAGCCACACATTTCCGGCCTCGATCACCGGCGACACCGCCGCCACTCGCGCCTGCTTGCCGCCTTGCGGCTCAACCGGGATCAGGCCACTGATCTCGCGCTGGAGCGTAGCGATCACCGCCGGGCCGTTGGCCTTGTCTTCAATCAACTTCGCCCGCACCTGTGGCCAGGCCGCGCACATCTCCCGCACCGCCCGCACCGTCGCCGGGAAATCCAGCCGCGCCCGCACCTGGTCGAGCAGGTAGCAGTCCGCGCCCACGCGCCCCCACACCTGGCCGACCACATAGTCAGTGCTATCGGTGCTCTTAAAGGTCATGTCCCACGATTGCACCAGGTCATCAAAACGCGACGGCGCGGACTCATACCGTCGCCACCATCCGCGCTGGAGTAGGCCGCCCTCCGCCGGGCTGGGCTGCTGCTGATACAGCGCCGTGAACCCGTAGCTGCCCAGCGTCGCCCGCAGGTCGGCCAGCGCCGCCTCGTCGTAGCGCTCTGGACACAGCGCCGCGCCCGGCTCCCGGCCCAGCGGGTCGTCGAGGTCGGCCAGCGCGGGCAGGCTCACGACCTGCCAGTCGGTTGCCGTGTCGCTGTCGAGGATGCGCCCGGCCAGGTCATCCTCGTGCCAGCGCGTCTGGATCAAAATGATCGCGCCGCCCGGCTCCAGCCGCGTGTACAGGTCATCCCTGTACCAGTCCCACACCCGATCCCGGTATGCCTGGCTCTCGGCCTCCTCACGCGACTTCACCGGGTCGTCAATGATGATCAGGTTGCCGCCCTGGCCGGTAATACCAGCGCCCACGCCCACCGCCCGCAGGCCGCCGCCCTGGGCCGTCTCCCACTGCTCCACGGCGCTGCGGTCGCCCGCCAGCGTCAGCCGCTCCTGGGCAATCCGCCGCGCCTTGCGGCTGAACATATTTGCCAATGTCTGATTGTACGCGCCGACGATCACACGCAGCGACGGGTCGCGCTCCAGCCGATAGACCGGGTAGCGCACGGTGGTCATCTCAGATTTGCCGTGTCTCGGCGGCACAAACAGCATGAGTCGTTTGCACTCGCCCGAGGTCACGCGGGCCAGGTGCTGCCGGATGTAGCGCAGATGTGCCCAGCCCCAGCGGTAGGTCGGCGTCACACGCGGCAGCCATCCCCCGAAGTTAGGTTTCTTCGGGCTCCGTATCACCTGCGCCAAGTTGGTGAGCGAGTACGGCTCGTTCATCCTCGGTCATCCTCTCGATGCGTTCGGCCAGTTGCTCAATCGATATATCCGTGATGCTCGTCGGCGCGCCGCGCAGCAGTTGCAT